TCCGAAGTGTGTTAATGGCATAGCTAAGTCTGCCCATATCTCACCACCACACTCTTGCCATAATCTTGAGAAGTAATAATCTTCAGAGAGATATCTAATTTGTGGATAACCCTCTTTAGTTTTTGTTTCATACGGACCTACGGCAAACAAGTCATAACAATTATCTGACTTGTAAGCTCCTCCATTTACTATTTGATCTGACTCATATTTTCTTTCAGGAAATTTTTTCATCATAGTTCTAAATACCTCTCTTTTAACAAGCATCATTCCTGTAGCAGCTTCTTGTACAGGAAAAAAACCTTGTTCTCCTTTTAGATTAAGAGGATCATCAAAGTTTACATTATACCCTAATGCTTTTGCTTCAATTTCATCAGGATGTGCGTCAGGATTTTCTTTAAATATACTTGCAAGTTTTTCAAGGTGTAAATGTTTTCTAGGATAAATACCACATGTAACATCTTTATCAGCACACAATAATCGTTCAATATTTTGAGAAGTAAATCCTATGTCAGCATCTATAAATAAAAGGTGTGTTGCCACGAAGTCTTGTTGATCTAACATCATGGATACAATGGTATTTCTAGCTCTAGTAATTAAACTTTCATTACCCATAGTCTGTATTCTTAAATGTACATTATTAGCTACTGACCAAGATTGAAGCTCTAGCAAACCATGTAAAGTGCTTTCAGTAAGCATGCCACCATACATAGGAATACCTAAAAATATTTTAAAATTTTTATCTTTTATTTCTTCTGGTTTAATCATGATTCTCCTTATTTTGAGTAACCAACATTTGGTCTTTTGTCGTAAGCCCATTCTGGATAATGTTGACCGTTTATATCTATGTAGTGTAAAAAAGCTTGAGCACAATGATCACCTTGAAACTTATTTCTCCAATGTACTAATTGTTCTCCCATGTAAACTATTCCATCTCCAGGTTTTAAAATAATTTCATTTTTAATTTTATATCCATTTTCTAAATTATTATCTTTGTTAAATTCTCCAAAAAAAATTGGCCAAGGATCTCCACCGAGATTAAGTGTTACTGAGTATTCACACGAAGGTCTATCAATATGAGGTTTTAATATTTCTCCTCTTGTGTAAACACGACAATAAGAATAAGTAGGACAAAGTTTCTTTTGTGTAACATAAGCTATTTTTTCTAAAAGCACAGACGACAGTGTTTCTATAGCAGTGTCTCCATAACAATATCTTATATAGGTGTCACTATTGTCTTCGCCAAAAGAAACGTTTGTACAGGCTTTTATAACTAAATAATTATAAATGAAACTTGTTAAATCAGGACTAATCAATCCTGGTATGTGTGCATAGCTATTTTCTTTAAAATAATTTATTGGGTCCATATTACTAAAACTTTTCTCTGACCTTTTGTTACTGGAGAAACTCTGTGTGGATACATAAAGTTTGAAGGAAAAACAACCGCATCTCCTCTATCTAATTTAATACCTTCTTCTTGATTTTGAACAAAAAGCTCTCCACCAACATATTCTTCAGCAGGATTTAACCCTACAAGAATAGTTAATACTCTTGGATTTTCTTTGAAATGATCACAGTGATACTCATAATGAGCTTTCATTTTTGAATCGTAATATAGAAACTGAAAATAATTTTTATTACTAGAATAAAAGTTACAAACTTTGTCTTGATACTCTTGATTTAACGTTGATGTAAATCTTTTTAAATCATTATATATTATTCTTCTAGAAACAGATGCACCAATATCCTCTTCTTCAAAACCTTGTACTTTTACAGATCTAACATTTAAATCTTCTCCTGACGCTATAGAACCATTACCCCAAGTTTCAACAGATTGATATATCTCTTCATTAATTAATTTAATTAAAGGTTGTTTCATCACTTTCTTTACTGTGATGCAATATTCTAAAACCTCTTTTTTAAGATTAAGCACTAAGTACGTTATTTTTTGCTGTGGTAGCAGAAGCTTTTGCTGCTGTATCTGCTGCAGCTACGTCTGCGTCATAAGTCTCTGATGAAGGATCTAGGCTAGATATGGCATTATTGAACTCTGTTTGATATGTTGTATCATAAGCTTTCTCACCATTCCAACGTGTTACCATTGTATTAGCCCAAGAAGGTAGACTTGAAACATCTATCTCTTGATTTTGTGCAGCACCATCAAACTCAATATGTCCTGTACTTGTAGAAGCACTGAATTGTAAAGCATGTACATTAGAAGGTATAATGTCTTTACCATTGATATTAAGATAAGCTTGACCATCTATAACTACATCTGCCTCTGTGTCCCCAGAAAACTCCTTAGGACCATTATTAGCATTACTTGGATTTATACCAGCATCATTAATAATAGTTAATCTATTATTTATTGTTACGGTGTTTATTGTTATTGCCATTTTTTTTAATTACCTTTTTAGTTCCTTTCTTTTTAACACTTTTTTTATTTTGAAGCAACTGAATATCTTCTTCTAATTCATCGCCATTTGCTAGTGCGTCTTGACTATTAGCTATTTTAGTCCAAAAACTTCCCACAGGATTTTGTTTTTGTTCATCTTGTTTGTTTTTTTGATCTACTAAAGCTAGGGTAACCATGTTAGCTTTGACCATTTCATTCCTAAAAGATTCTACAGCAGCATTTGTTTGTACTTGCTTACCTGTATTTTCAACTAATAGTAAGGGAATCCATGCTATGGAGCATCCCCATTCTTGTACATTTGTTCCATTTTGTGGATTTTTTCCTTGAAGCATATTGTACCAAACACATTGGTGTTTCATACACTTCTTATTTAAAAGAGGACACTTACCATCAGGATCGAATATTGGCATTTCTTAGGAAAGTTTACAATTAATCCTTAGCACATGCAATGACATTTGCAAATTTTAGTTCCATATTAGGGACAGTCAAAGCTGTTGTCGTAGCTGCACTTCCTGATAAAGAAAGACTACCTGAAATAGGGTGTGTGTGACTCTGACCTCCACCAACAGCATTTTGAGTAGCACCACCACCTCTTCCTAAATTATCATCTCTAGTACGAATAGAAGAACTTCCACCTAAAACAGGGTGACTATGTGAAGCCATTTCAGGAGTAGAAAGAGTAGTGTCTCCTACAGCTAAAGTTCCAGCACTTGCTGATGCACTGTCTAAATTAGAAAAACTTATAGGACCAGAAGGAGTGGCTTTTGAACTTGCAAATACAGTCTCAAAAGCATCACCACTGTTTGTGCCACCTCCAGATCCTGTCACCACTTGTAAAGTGGTTGTATTAATTGATGCATCTGTATTCTGTGTCCAACCAGTAGGAGCAGATCCTTGAAAAAATAAAGCTTGTGATCCTGAAGGTATGCTTGATACCCCTGTTAAAGCAGAGCCATCTCCAGAATATGCAGTAGCATTAATTGTACCATTTGCTGCAGTCATTACTGTACTGTCAACAGTCAAAGAACTTATAATACTTAAATCACCTAATGAGTTTGCAAACAAATCAATCATATCATTGCTAGCATTATTATAAGCAATAGTATGAGATCCTTGAGTAATAACTAATGCATTAGCAGAATGACCTGTAGCACAAACACTTAAAGTTTGAGATCCTGTAGTGTTATTAAAAAATATATAATTATTTTCTACCGCAGGAATAAAAACTTTTATGTCCCCTGTTAAGGCTCCTGTAAATTCAATTACTTTGTTAGATGCCTCTGCGGTGGGACTTGCATCAGCTGTTGTAAGTGTGACATCAGCAGAGCCAGCTACTGACTTTGATAAATATCCTGCTGTAAAGGCATCAACCACTTCTAAATTATTATTTGTATTTTGTCCCCAAGTACCTGAGTTAGCTCCTGTTTCTTGAAGTTCTAATTTATATCTATCTGAATATGTGCTTGCCATTTTTAATCCTTTGTTGCTATTATACTATCCGTAAATTTTAAGTTCATCGCTGGTACACTTGCCGATACAGGAGCATTCAATGTACCACTTAAACTTATACCCGATATTGTATGTGAGTGAGCTCCACCACCACCTGCACTACCTGAAGTTCTACCTGTATTACTATTACCGTGAACAGAATTAGGTCCAGGGTTGTTAGTAAAAAAGCTACCACCACCACCTCCAGTTCGACCACCACTATGAGTGTGACTAGGTAGTTGTGGGGTTGACAATGTTGTATCTCCCGCTGTTAGGGAACTTGATAAGGAAAGACTACTTATATCAATCGGTGCAGTAGCAGAAGCCGATTTGGACCCTGTAAAAACAGAGCTAAACGCATCTGAACCACCTGAGCCTCCACCAGTTCCATTTACAACTTGTAAACAACACTCAGTCAGTGTTGATGAAGTATCTGTTGTAAATCCTGTTGGTGCTGATGTTTGAACAAAGGTCGCTTTAGTTCCCGCAGGGAACTCTTGTACTCCTGATAAACCTGAACCATCTCCTTTTAAAGTTGTCGCTGAAACTGTGCCATTTGCAAAAAGATTTATGTTATTTCCAATCGCAATCTTACCTTTAGCTGAAACGTTACCAAAAGAATTAGCAAATAAATCTACCATTCTATTACCCTTACAATACATAATTGTATGAGCGCCTTGCACTATTGCTACTCCGTTAGCTGTATGGCCTGTTGGAGCAACAGTTAAAGTTTGTGAGCCACTTGTGTTGTTAAAGAAAATATAATTAGACTCAACAGCAGGAACAAAAACTTTAATATCTCCTGTTAATGCGCCTGTAAATTCAATTACTTTGTTAGCAGCTTCTGAATTAGGATCTGCGTTATTACTTGATAAAGTTATATCTGCTGACCCTGCTACTGATTTTGATAAATAACCAGCATTAAAAGCATCTACTGATTGTAAATTTGTATTAGTATTGTCTCCCCAAGTGCTCGCATTCGCACCTGTTGCCATCAATTCTAATTTTAATCTATCTGAATAAGTTGAGGCCATATTAATCCTTACTACACACTATAACATTTGAATGTTTAACGTCCATGGCTGGTACTGAAAACGCAACAGATGGTGCAGCAACAGTTCCTGAAACTGCTCCAGCTCCCGTAATAGAGTGCGTGTGACTACCACCTCCACCTGTAGAATTAGAACTTATTGTGTTTAAAGCTCCAGCTGCGGCAGGACCTGGACTTCTTGAATAAGCTGGGTTAGCTCCAGTATATGGATGAGTATGACTTGCAATTTCTGGAGTTGATAAAGTTACATCACTTGCAGCACCTCCACTTACAGTTAGAGGAGATATATCAGCAGAAGCAGAACCAGAGGTTGTTTTTGAACTTACAAAAACACTATCAAAGTCATCTGATCCTCCTGTTCCCGCAGTACCTGATGTAATAATTCTTAGTGTGGACTTATTTAGAGCAGCAGTTGTATTTTGAGTCCATCCTGTTGGTGCTGATGCTTGTAAAAAAACCATTTGTGTATTTTGTGGTAGAGTGCTTACTCCTGATAAATCTCCACCTGCTCCAGTAAATGAAGAAGCAACAACCTGTCCGTTTGATTTTACTTGTACAGATCCACCCACAGCACCTGCGCCTTTAAAACTTACATTTCCTAAAGAAGATGCAAACAAGTCAACAACTTTGTTACTTGCATTGTTGTAAGCAATGGTGTGTGCACCTTGTTGTATTGTAATTGAGTTTGCAGTATGTCCTGTTGGTGCTACTTTTAAAGTATGTGAGCCAGATGTATTATTAAAAAAGATGTAATTATTTTCTACA